CCGTTTAAACTCAAACTCACCCTTACGAACGTAAAACCGCCCTTGTTCGTAGGTTTGGCCGAGGAAGGCACGCACTCTTTCTTCTTTATTTTGGGTACCGGGGTTGAACCCTTCAATTTGGAAGTTGCGGTGTTTCTTGTTACATTTAGGGCAGGAACCGTTGAGACTCTGCAACTGTCTCTTCATCGAGACCAGATTCTCAACTTCCTTCTGAGCCCCGACTGCCTCATACATCCTCCGGTGCAAAACATACTGATCGTTGTAGGTGAAAAAGGCCTCCAGAGCTTCGTCGTATCCGGAGTTTTTGCCCCAGACGCGGAGGACAAACACACGTCTATCGGAAGCCATCCCAACCAGTGCGATCGCCCCTTCACACTTGGCGGTTTTGCCTCCGGAGGAGGGGTCGTAGAACCCGAGTCGATAAAGATGGCGCAAGCGCACTGAAGGCGTGCCATCCCCCGGCACCAACAAATCCAACACCCCAGGTGAGCTCTCCTGCACTTCAAACTCTTTATACAATTTCGGGTTGAAGTCCGAACCTTCTGGTGAACTCGGACGGTTCATATAGTTGCAGTTGAAGAGGTATTCTTTTTCACGCTGCAGTAAATCAGCAAGAACTTCTAGCGGGTACTTCTCTGGGAAGGTGGCACGTCGCTCCCCGGTTTCTTCATTCTCCTCGATGGCAGCACGCACATGCCATTTAAACCCTATCGGACGTCCGCTCTCTGTAGTGCCATACGGCATCTCCTTCATCATCCAACCGGGGACGTCAGCTGTACCATGTTTCCAGCGTGTGGCGATGAAGAGCTCTTCAGATTTACGAGGGTCGACCAGAAGACCGGGTGCAGCCGTTATCCTATCCTTCCCAGCCTGCATTAAGGGTTCAGATTTGGCAGCTTTCTCCCCTGAAAGATCATCATAGATGATGATGGTGTAGTGGAATCCGGTTCCTGCGCTCTCAAGACCGAGAGCAGTGACTGTGGACTCATCAAACGATTGGCTACGCGGCAGAAGTATTTCACCAGCATTCCAAACAGTTTTCGTAATGCTCTCTGGGATAATCTCGGGAAACAACCATTGGAACTGTTGGTCATGTTCGATCTTCCACTTAACATCTTTGAGATCTTTGTTGGCGATGTCCTGGGCTTCCGACAAGATTAAGATCCGGTGATTCCTCGGATCCTTATCCTTATTGGCGTCGTAGAAAGCCAAGAGAGCGTCATTGTCTTCATGCGAGAGGATTTCTTCGATGTGTTCGGAACCACCACCGAGGAGCCTCCACGCCCAATAAGACTTCCCCACAATGGTCGACTTGAAACTGCCACGGGGTTCGAGGTATCCCCGTTTGAGGTCTTGTAGTGAGCCTTGGATGTGATTACACAGTGGGAGGTGAAACCCCTCTGTGAGATCTTTATACCCCATAACGGCTTTACAAAACACGTAGAACGAACCTAACTGCGGACCAAGAAACTTCCGTCTGAGCTTCGCCCTCAATAGGTGCGCCTGATCTGACGTCGCGGTATGGAGTAGACTATCCATCTATCGTAGTGCCCGCCTCTCTCTCTGACGTCTCAACCAAATGTAGAAACTCAGCAGATAAAGTGAGATGCTTCGTGGTCTTCTCAACCTTTTTGGTCTTCGACGTATCGGGATCCCTGTCAAGAATATCCTGAGCACAGCGCATCTGAACTACTTCCGAATCCGCACTATGCATCAACTCCAATACCTTATCCAACGCCTCATCCGAGGCTTCCTGGATACGTTCGAACGTCCGCGTCGCCCTAACTTTCAGCTGGGCATCCAAATCCGCCCAAACCATCTCATTCAATTCCTTCAACCTCTCAGCCATCCCTGGATCCCTAAACCACTTCGCAATCGTCACTCCAGACGTCTTCGTCTGCTTCGCCACCTCATGGATGGGAATCCCACTCGCCAACAACCTCAATACAACTTCCTGCTGTGCCATCCTCGCAGCCTTATTATCACAAGGGATAGCCCCCGTTTGGTCCCCTCTAATCCTCAGCCCTTCGTATTGGGTATACCCACCTATTGGTGAAGCCATACAGACCCCTTTAACACTACCATTATAACGGGATAAAGACGGGACGTCAACGGGATAATGAAGGGACTTCAGCAGGACAATGAAAAGAACTACCCTTCTGCTTTTCATTGGGCCTTAAGTGTATAACCCCGGATGTAAAGTGGGTTCCCTTAATACGGGCTCTCCAAACACGAGATTTTTTGGGGACCCGGGGTCGAGAGACCAGAAAGGAGGTAGGATGACTGTAGCAATGCTGATCTACGCTGTAGTGATGTTAGTGATAGGGATTGTATCAGTAGTGAGAATCTTTAAACAAGGGTGATGACCTACATCAGAAGGAGAAACTATTATGGAACTGAAAATGTTTGTTGTAACGTATGGAGTCTGTGCATTGTGTGGATCAGAAGGACATACAGTGCCAGAGCAGTTGTTGAACGGTGATTGTTATCTATGTGCTTTGGGTCCAGTGAGTATAAAGCAACAGGTAACGTTTATGGTATTAGAGTCGAAGTAAGCATAGCTAGAGTGGTGTGACAGACCACTCTATGGTGTGCTTATGAAGGTACATCAATATGACCGAGATGTCGTTAAACTATAGGAGATCAATATGAACATCGAACTGTCGAAGGAACAACTGTTGAAGATGAAGGAGTTGAAGGCAACAAGGCAGGACAAAACTGATGCGGAGCTGTTGAGTCAGATAATCGATAGAGGGTTGTATGATTTGACGTATCGGACGAAGAGGAACAAACAACAATGGCAGGAGTTTAAGGCTTACAAGCAGAGCTTGAAGAGCTAACACCACTGGATGTTGATTTACCAACTACCAACGTTTAACATCAAACAAAGGAGAAACACAATGAATCCGAAAGTGTATTGCACCAACCACGCAGTTGAGTTGAAGAGAACTAACACAGAGGTAGATGATGATGGGACTCAGGTGTTAGTGAAGCAGTATTGGGAAGCGGGATGTGGGTGTAAGGTTGAGATAACGTTAGCAATGCCAAAGGCAATGCAGGCGTAGGAAAGGAGTAACACAATGCTACACATCAGAGCACCACCGTAGTAACGCACTACCAACAACTAAATAGCCAGACATAAGGGCAGACTACCTCGATACGCCCTAGGGAAACCTAAAATCGCCCGGGAGGGCGAAGTGTCGCTACGGGTATCCGACCGCGTGACTTAGACCGACGAGAGCGGTGAGGGCTGCGTCACTTCTGACTTCCCACTGGAGAGTGAATGCATTATCGATATGTAGTACAATCTAACAAATAGGAGATTAGACCGACATGACAAACGATGAGAAACTCGTGAAGGTTAACGATACAGTTTATCGCTACATGGATGGCTACCTCACCGCTGAGGAAGCTGTGAATGAGATCATCCTCACGGTGGTGGATAAAAAATAAGAGAAAATTTAGTTGACGATCACCCCCGGAATTTTCGTATAATTTTAACAATAGGATTCACTCACCTCACGAGTGAGAAGGAGTACGTTATGACGAACAACGAGAACGCGAACCAACTGGCGAAGGAGATGGTAACTGAGGCAGCTGCACCGGTGAGGGCGATCAGGGAGTTGGCCGCTGAACTTGGGATTTCGGAGAGTGAAGTGGCGACATACCTCGCCAAGATTGCCTACCGGAAATCCTACAACATGAGGCCCGAAGTTATTGCGGCACGGAAGATCAGGAATGCGGAGAAGGCTGCTGTGCAGAAGGCGATCAGGGAGAGGATTAAACAGTCAGGGAGGGTGGAGCTGTTGAACAAGCTGGCTGAGACGATGGTGACGAAATGAAGGGTGTCATCATTGAGATAACAACATCTTGGGGTCTGATACCCATTAACATTTACCCTAACGGTAGGATTGAACTGTTTGATAGGTTTGATCACTGTGAACCTTGTTGGATGATGACAACAAACTGGCTGAAGGGATGGTGAAGTAGGTGAACAGAGTGTACGGGGTGAAACGCAACCTAACATTTGAGGAACAGCTAAGGTTTACGTTAGGAGAATATGGGAGGTTTACCACAAAGGAAGCGGTAGACCTCTACCAATAATATCATCCAGGAGATACAGCATTACCTGGGATGAATGCAAAGGGGTACTGCGGTTAATGCGAGAGTGATAAGACGTATTAAGCGTGGAGTGTATGAGTTTGTTTAACAACTAACGGTAGACCTACATCTACCCAACAACAAAGTGGGGAAGTATGAACCACGAGGAGAAAACATGAAGTGTTATGTGTGTAAGTTTGTGAACCAGTGTGGGGAAGCCAGGCGTCACCCCAACCCAACGACAGTGACGACGGCGAAGTTGCTGCACAAACGGATGTTAGACCATAAACGGGATTTCAACCACCGTTGTGAAGATCACCAATACCCTAATGATAGACAGATTGATCTCCAACAAGCGTTCAAAGACCTCCAGGCTGCCCTAAAGGTGGTGTTGCCATGATTGGGAGACCACAAGACGTAACTCGTCGCATCATCATCGACCTGAAAAAGGTGGAGGGGGAGATTCCGAGAAACTCCCAGGGGGACCCTGCGTTTTCAAACCTAGGGAGGGTTCCGAAGGAAGAGTCGGAAGGACCTGTACTCAACGAACCTCCCACTGTGCGGTGTGTTTTCACCGATGACCAAATCGTGGCACTAGTTAACCGCGCCCTCTACCAGATGGAGTACTCACGGAAGATCCACCGGGAAAGGTCGCAGGCGCAGAGGGATGCAGAGAAACCGGTGAAGGAGGCGTTTAAACGGCTGTTCCCCACCATAAGTTGGGCCAACGCGACGGAAGAACAACTGAAAGCTGCCGTTCAAGAGGTTTACAAACCGAAGGGAGAACAATAATGAAGAAGACTTACATTGTGTGTGTTAAATACCAAATGGGTGTAGAAGCGGAGGATATACAGGAGGCGTTGAAGATTGTTGCTTCTACAGAATTCCCCAACTATAAAGAAGATTCGTTTGAGGTAAGGGAAGCATTCCGTTGGCCTCCTGAATGGGCGGAAAATCAAGTAGGGATACAAACTCCAAAGGAGGCAGAATGAACCAACAATTCCACGCGAGGTTGAAGCTAACCTGGGTGAGACAAACCGACAAACACCACATCTACTCGTTAAAGTTCCCCGATTCAACCAAAGGCGACACTATTAGGATACCCAAACACGGCGCCCCTAACCAGTCTTTACCTACAACCAAACCACCCCGAGAACTCATCGTGGAGATCTCCGAAATCGGGAGTTTGGTGGAGTAGGTAGGTAAACTCTAAACAACAACACGGGAAGAAACAACAACACGGAAGGATGATGATTCTGCCGTCGTGACATATATAGAATGTGTTGTTTCTTCCCTTAACTTAGTTGGTGTTAGTATTCTTAAAAAATAAAAAAAGCAAAAAAAACAATCTAAGAAATAGAATTAACACCAACAGCGAAACAGCAAATCACAAACAACACTAGGGCCTATATACAGACGGCATAATCATCAATCTTTCTTGTTGTTTTTATTTCGTATACTTATCAACCTCCTTCCCACTGGCTCTTGCAGAAAGCAAAAGAAGTCATTATAATGAAGGAGTTGAAGAAGTTAAACCTAAAAGGAGGTTCAACCATGCTCGCAGATAACACATATGTGTCGTACTGCTCCCACTGGAGGAAGTACAAACGTAAGATGAAGGAGACGGAGGGCACGCCGGAGTTTAAATATTGGGAGTTACAACTTCTTAACATGGAGATGAAGATACTTAACGGCGGGAGAAAGGTGCCCGAGGAGAAGAAGATCGGGGTGATACAGAATAATGGGGGTGAGGTAGAGGTAGGGGTTATTCCTGCTGAAAACTCACGTGTAACCGCATTGAAAAATGCGTACAAACTTGCGGTGAAACTGGGAGACGAACCTATGATCGTAAGGTTTAGAGAAGAGCTACGTAAACTCGGGGTGGAGATGAAAGATGAAGAACCAACCGAACCAGGAAGTGGAAATAACGCTGCTTGATTTACAGCATGCGGTGCTTGCCGAGTACGGTGTGATGTATATCCACAACAACCATTTTGCCGACGACGCTTTCGTGGTGTGTACCCCAAAGGGCTACCTCGTCGTTCAACAGTTCTACGCAGACGAACAACATGGAGGGATGTATGAGTGAGGAAGAATTGCAGGAGAAGATAGTACAGACATGTGGAGTGATAGTTTTTGTAGCTCTACTGATATTTTTCCAATGGGTGTCACAATGACGCAGGATAACACACCAGCCGGAACGGCTCACGCCGCTGTTCGGGAGAACACTAACAACGACCAATCTGGCAACAGAATTGATGCGTTTACGGACTTCATCAACGAGTGGATTGATCTTAACATTAAGGTTTTCACAAGAGGAGGAAACAACCATGACAGGGAAATGTTGTAGGGAGTGTGTGCATTTAGGGAAGATAAATATATCTAGAACTGGAAGAATTTGCACAGGAATGCCGATAACCGCAAGTTTGGAGGCATTCAAACCGGTAATTAGGGAGTCGGCAATAGATACTTTCTACTGCCAAGCTTTCCACCCCCGGAGGAACTCCGCAAAGCCAGTCGGTCAAACGGAAGACACTGATAAGTGTCAGTGTAATGGAGATTTCACAGATGGCACACCTTTTTGTCAACAATGTGGGAAGAAAAGAGAGGTTATTCCTCCCATTCAAAGGAGGTTTGCGTAATGTATGTGTATATTAAATCAGAACCACAACTTTACACTGTAGGGTTTTACAATCCAAAGGGTGAGTGGAATTCCGAATCAGACTGGCCAACTGCAGAAAAGGCAGCGTCGAGAGTGCATTATTTAAATGGTGGGAGTTAAAGCACCTCCTTCCCACTGGATAGAGCTTTTTAAAACGAAGTGTAGTATAACTTTAATATGGAGGTTTGAAAAACAATCCTCCGCGGGCTGAGTAGAGGTAAAAATCAAACACACAGGAGATCACACAATGGCAACACGTAACGGCGGTCCCGCTTGTCCGAAGGTGGAGCGGCTGGAAGAGTTGATGGAGGCTTTAACGTTAGAGAAAGATCATAGTGGAAGTATGCCTCACACATGCAGTCTATCTACTCTTCAACGTAATGAGTTATTGCAAGAATGCGTTGAAGCTCTCGACTGGCTTCACACCTCGCTGTCAAACCGCAAATCCTACCACCAAAAACGTCAGGCCGAACAGAAGCTCTTTATGGAGACGGCGAAGAAGTTACTCTCGGCGGACGAACTAGAAGCCATCAAAAAACAAGCGGAGCGTGAGATAAATGGCTAACCACGACGAACACCACATCCGCGCGCTGGAGAAGAAACTCCAGCAGAACTTCAACCCGCCTTGGGCCGAGCCGCAGCAACTTCGGGAGTTAAAAACCCTTGTCACTGAGTTGGCAGACCTGCTTCAACAAAGTTTAGCCGAGTACATTCGGGAGTCAACGCAGCAGAATCTGGCACGAATCGTGGTGCTCTGCCAGAAGTTAAAAACTTTGGGGTACCACCCAACGATAATCGGAGACAAAAAGATACCGAACGGTATCCAAATCTTCCGTGAGGATATTTGGTTTAAAATCCAACAGATGGAGGTGGAGAATGGTGGAAGAAACATATCTAATCCTAATCCAGAGTAATCGGAACACTCCAACTCTTCACTTGGTGAAGTCTGATTCCCTCTACGCCCTTACACAGAAGTGCATTTTTGAATACTGGGACGTCCACATCTACAAACTCTCAGCTGCCCCTATTCAGGCTGTCGTGCCTTTCGGGGGCACGAAGTTAACCCATGTAGCGAGAGTAGAACCCTCTAACGGGATTATGGGAGCGTTACAAGACGCCACGCAACGGATGGCCCGTCTTCCAGCGATACAGATTGAGATAATTACTGAAAAGGCGATAGAGATGTTAAACCTAACCAAAACTAGGTTGTTGCATAATTTAACTGAGTTAGAGCAAGAACCCCAAACAGAAATTGTAGAGATAGGAGACACCCTATGACCAAACCAGCGGAGGAGACAGCGAAGGCGCGGGAGCAGCGGATAAGCGAGATTGCGGAGCGCGAGAAGAACGCAACCAAAGGGCCATGGAAAGCCATGATTGACGGTGGATCGGCGTGGATTGAGAGCGAGAAGGAAACCGTGCTGCCATTCTTTCTGCCAGCAAAAGGGAGCAAC